GATGCAGGACCAGCAGGAGCAAATCCATCCCGAGCCCGGACGATGAATTTACTCTTAGTTCCCTCCGGGCTCTGCTCCAGAAACATATTCTCAAGTTCCTGGATTGAGGTCTGCTCTGAAATACTCTTGTTTTGAGTAGCGAGGAAGTTTATCTTTGGCATTATCGACTTGCCTCAATCTCATAGGGGTTCCTATCATACCCATACCTGAAATGGTAATAGATATATTTTAGGCCCATTAGAAACCCCTCACGCTTCCACTGATCCTTATGGATATTCTCATGTTTCACCCAAGCAGCATCTACCTGGTCCTGTGGTACAGAGTACCACGTTCTCTGACCAATCGTAATAGCCCATCGTTTTACCCCTTTCGGGGCGAACAGCAATGGAAACTTTGAGTTGTAGTAGTTCATTATCTGTGCCTCATCCAGGGAGAGGGGGTAAACTTAATACTCCCCTCTTCGTAGGAGTTCTCCATAGCGTTCTTTAAGGTAAGCTGAGCTAGACTGATTACCTCGGGAGGAGTCTGTCTACCGAACTCAGGAGCTAAACGAATAGCCAAATTCCACTTGACCGCTTCCCACCAAGACTGAGGAAAATCTAACCGGTCTGTGGTATTATCCATATCGTCGAAAGGTTCGTGGTAGACAAGTACGATATTCGTCCCAGCAGAAGATGGAACGGGCCAAGGATAAAGGGTTCCTGTGGAATCCTGATAATCATAGTAGATTTGAGTTGGGGTGCCGGATGCAAACTTATTACTTAGTCGATTATACTCGTCACGAGTTACAACGATTAGTTCAGCATCTGTGTTTGAACTACTCCTCCGATAACCAGCAATCACTCGAAGAGCTGTTGGCTGGGCGATATCTCCAGACTCATTCCATGAGTATGTTCTCTTATTTGCCGTCAAATCTACTATTACTTCTTTAGTAGTCCAAAGCTGCATCCCGATATTTTGCCAGCTCTTCAGCATCAGATTTAGTGCTTCGACGCAATCTGCCGCAAGAGTTGAATCGTTGGCAACAGAATCCCCTGCCCGCAATACACCAAGGGCACGTAATGCAGCATCTATTATCTCTGTACGATCTAGTAGAAAATCATAAGAGCCGGAAGTAGTTCCACTAACAACAACTACTGGGGTTCCTGTTCCTGATCCAGCCATAGCAAATCCTTTAGATTAGATTTCATTTATATTTTCTGATCCATCGTAGTATTCAAAATCTACATAGGTATTACTAATGGTATTGTACTGTGCAAACCCATAGGGAACATTAGAAGTGTTCGTTGCATCATCAACAGCGTATTGAAAATTCGCAGCGTTGGTCGATTCGTTTGTTGCCCCGGCAATAAGTTCCCCATTCATGGGATTTCTATCCCCCAGGATAACTACGGTAGTGAATGTATCAGCAGGTTCAGGACGGGTCCATGGAGGCGCTTGATTGTCTGCTCGTGATGGCAGATAGTCTTGAGGGTGGCGTTCCTCCCAATCGTCGGCACAGACCATAAGACCCGTCCATTCCCTCCTCAGTTCAGAGGCATAGAATGTAAACCCGCAGCGGTCGCAAATGGCCAACCAATCGCCACGCTTCCATGTATTCCGTCTGGCCATTAGCGATACCTTACAACTGCATTGACATTCGTTAGGCTAACTTCCATAGGCGGGTTGAGAGTGCCTACAGGATAGGAAAGTTCAACAGTAGAGGTGTTGGCTCCATCATGCTCATAACGGAAGAGGACAATACCAGCACCGGCATTATCTTTGATCTCAATAGTCGGATTATTTCCAGCGGGTTCAAATAGATCGCAGCCACTAAACATAGCCCCAGCGAGATTGGTCTTGGCGGCTACCTTACAATCTATCTTACCAGAACTAACGGGACGAAAATCTAGCATATTCACTCCTTATAAAGGTATGGGGGGTGGGAGCACCACCCCCCATGTTAGGGTTTACGCAGTCAGACCGTGCGCATCCAGAACATCCAGGATGCTGTTTACTACGTTTACTAGGTTATTGGTACTTGCGAGTTCCGCAGCAATCTTAGCAATTGAAGCCTGCTGAGTTCCAAGAACCTTAGTACCACCAACCTTGATACAGGTTACTACGTTGACGTTGGTGAAGTCAGTATCTCCAGCTTCCCGAGCCATGCTTCACCTCCTTTAGGTATCGTAGCCGTAGAGGCCCCGCCAATCACTCCAACCGAAGGAAATACGGAAGGTGGTCTTGAACTTGGCATTTTCGGTATCGAAGTCGTTATCCATATCGAACGCAGGAGAACGCCGCTCGAAAGCCTTCATGCCATCGGGAGCATTAGTGGTCAGATACCAGGACGTAGTTCCGGTGAGGAAGTTATTCACCATAATCCCACCAGGGATACTTCCCATATCCTTCACAGCGTTGGCGTCATTGTTAGCAGTATTGACGCGCAGATCGCTCTGAAGAATACGATGTGCCTCAAAGGCCAGATCGGGCGGAATAATCAGCTTGCCCACCTGAAGGTTGATCCGAAGACCCCGATCATTGGTAAGCTTGCTGATCGCAATACAGGCACTTTCAAGAGCCGCCTCAGAGAGGGTGGCGGAAGAGAGGTTGCTCTGAGTTCCACCAGCTACGTTAGGATGCGCGGCATTCAGAAGAGATACGCCGTCACCGCCGGTATAGGTAGTAGCGTTGTTGTAGACCGCAGCCCCGAGGGTATTCAGACTGGTAGCTACGGAGAAGGCAAGACCACGGGCCTTACGCTTTCCGATAACACCATACTGATCGTCCTCGAAGGCTTCACGGGTTACAATGAAGCCCAGACCATAGGTGGTATGTACATACCGAGTCGTGAAACCCTGCATCTCGGTATCGTAACTGACAGCCCCGCCCTCGTCCTTCACAGGAACGAGACCGAAGCTGGAGGTTCCTACGTCCTCTTCATAAGCCTTAGTGCTCTTCTCAATGCTGAAGAGGTTCCTCCATTGTTCGGGATACTTCCCATACTCCATCCCGTACCAGGAATTTCGTTATGTTCAGCAAGGTTCGCTAAACCTTGCCCGCTTTCGCAGCTCTATGTTTCCATAGAGACCAGACTATATCTTCAGCCGTTATGGGATTAACGGCGCTCCCCATTTCCAGTCGCTTGACTGTACTCCCTTTCGGGATAGTCGTTGAACGTTGCGATAAGAATATAGCCTTTGCAGCAATTACGTCCAGTGAGTGTCTTCGTCAGATTTGATTGATCCAAGTTATGTTGCCTACAAAACTCTGCAATACCTTTTCCAAAATATTTGCAGCCATCAGGACCACGAATTTCATAAAATGCCTTTTTACCACCCAAGGTCCCATTCAGTCGTTTTGTAGATATAACCTTATCATACCAATCAATAGTTCGCCCTTTGAAAATCTGACGTAGTTTTTCTTTTGTTTCTTCACTACACGAATTGCCTCCACAAGTCATATTATAGCCACGCCGGTATGAGTTATAATATTGAATAAAATACTGTTCAAGTTCGTCTAAATTAGATTTAGAAAGGGACGAACAAATCCACTCAAAATCAAAATTCTCATGCCCGTATTTCCGCATAGCTTGGTATAACTTATGGTCCCGTACACCAGACTTGAATCTCGATATATGCTCTGCTTTACGTTGACTTAAACTTTTTATAGTTTGGCCAATGTATACTTTTCCATTAACCCTATTGGTTATTTTATATATCAGATTCATTCTTATCGCCTTCGCTGCTGATTGTCCATTATGGATGTTCCAGCAATTAAAGGAGTTTTAACATTGTAGTTACCTACAAAGGGCGCGTTAATTCACGCCGGGCCAGAGAGCCTTTGCGAAACTACCACGAGTAATAGTTGACATTTACCATTCCTCCTTACACGCCAGCCGAATTCTTGGCGAAGAAGTGCTTGTTGATCGTGACATAGACCTTGGTATTGACTGCCGCCGTATCGTTATCCATCTTGGGAGCAATCGCCACGATCTTAAGCTGTGCGTGTTCGGAAGTCCCCTGGGCCGCAACCACAGTATTAGCTACCTGCTTGGAAAGACCGGTGGTAGTATCGCCAGCGGTGATGGATACGTTACAGGACGATCCCACATTCGTCTGGTTGGCCGCTAGAGTCGTCTCCGTCTCATAGATAGCGTCTGGGGCGGTGCATACGAGAACCACGCCCGCGCCCGCGCTATACTTACGAGCTAGAGGAACTTCAGTACTACCAGCAAGAGCAAGAGTATCCTGGGGGTCAGGAGGAGTGACTGGAAGCACTCCTACCACGGAACCGAGAATTACGCCGGTAACGGCGGAGATTACATTTACGTTACCGTCAGTTTCGATGTTAACCAGGTCGCCGAGGAAAATATCTTCGGCATCGGCATCTACAATCATCTTCCTAACGGACCCCTGCCAGGGAGAACCGCTAAGAGTACCTACGGGCCAAAAACCCTTTCGTGACACGTTAGCCATTTATTTCTCCTTCATTCCCTTATTCATTATAGTTTTGACCTTTTAGACTCAGCCCAGGGCCATAGAAGGTATCATCCTGAGCCTTTAGACTTTTGATATTCTGTGCAATCTCCCGTACTGGACGTTGTCTCTCTGCGGCAATCTGAGGCTTCACCTCGTTTAGCCATTCATCCATGTCCATCTCTAGGAGCCAACCAGTGGCATTCTCAATGCCGTCCGCTCGTCCTACGTTCCAACTTACATACTCTCCCATTCGGGAACCTTCCTCAATTGCTCCTTCGCCAACCTGGCCGATATCGGCCCACTTTACATGGCGAAAACCGGAATCTAGATAATCCTTGAGCAACTTGGTTGTTACAATGACCCGATGCTTGCTTGGGTCTTCTGTGAAGTACAGCCGATCTCTCTTGTCGGCAATCGGCAGACGCCGCTTCTTATTGGTGTTTCCGCCTACGGGAATACGCTTAGATGGCTTATTCATCTCTTCTCTCCTCATTAATCGAAGTCACCGAATCGTTCGGTGTAGTCTTTTACATAACTTTCGAGAGCCTTCTTAAAGGAAACATCTCCCCAAGCTCCCTGCTTCCACATTGTTTCAACGATAGTCTTATGTTCCCGAGGAACCTTGACTTCCTTTGTATTGGCTACTGGAGTACCCCCACCGCCTTCCACAGACGGGGGTTTATTCCTCTTGGGGTTCTCAAACTTATGGGGGAATGCCTCCTTGACTTCGGTGGTTACAGCACGATAAATCTCATCCAGCGTAGCGTTGGGATGATTCTGCTTGTATTCAATCCCGTAGGAATCTGCCCACCGCTTCATGTGGGGTTCTGTCTCGTACCAAGGATTCTTATCAACAAACTCGGAGAATTCTCTCGGAGCGGTGACAGCCGGAGTGGCAACTGGCTTGGATGCCTCCGCAAGTCGCTCGTCGATGTCAAAGACCTTCTCAACATCCCCCGCCTGTAGAGCCTCCTTCTTTTCAGCCTTGAGTTCCTTTACAACGCGATCCCTCTCCTTTACAAGCTGCTCCTGGTGGATGCGCTGTTGCGCCATTACCGCAGCTTCAAGGTCACGAGTCTTCTTTCGCAGCTTCTTTAGATCATCGAACAGCGGCTTACGAAGAACGAACTCCCGAGCATCAACCTTGTTATCACCATCGTATTCCGCATTCCAGCCCTGAGCCTTAGCTTCAGACTCCCAGTCCCTCTCCTGTGGTTGTTCCTTTACAGGAGTTTCTTCTGGCGCATCTACAATCTTCAGTTCCTCAGACATCTTCTGTCTCCTCCTCATCCTTTAGTACCGCAAGGACATCCTCATCGTTCATAATATAATATTCTGGGTCCTTGTCATTGGGCCAATGTCTACCACAATATCTTGGAAAAGTAATCCTATCGCCCTCCTTCACCCACTTACTGGGTCGGTCGTAGTAGGCGTCTGGGCCAATGGCAACGACCACACCCTCATACACACCTGCCTGTTCCATATCGCGTGTCTGATCGGGCATATACAGCGTTACTCCGGTTTCCGTCTTAATCTCCTTATCAATCTTCTTCGGCCTTACAATGATCCTGTGACCAACTGCCTTTA